TCCAACCTGCCAGCAATGTATCTCTTGTTATAGGTAATAAGGCAGAAACCTTAAGAGATTTTAAAGTTCCGTCATTTAGTGTTGAAATTAAGTGTTCTAAGTTTAAAATATTCCCCTGTCCTGTTTGTAAAAGAGAATAAATACCTTGGTTGGGTATAGCTGTAGTTCCTCCGTTTCCGACCCCAAAGAAAATCCTATCTTTATATTGGCATATTGCTCCAGGATAAAACTCTAAATATTTACCACCGCTTAAATCTGTCGGTATTTTTCCTATTGGGTAAAGGTTAGAACCATCGCATCTTGATATTACACCAGACACACCAGTTAAAACTACTAAAAGATTACCTACATTCTTCATAGCGTGCACTCCAAAATCAGACGATATAATAGGTTGTCCAAAAGACACAGAGCTTCTATCCCATGGATAAATATTTCCCACTCTATTATCAGTGATAGCAGTTCCTTGCCAAGTTCCTAACATTAAATTATTTCCTAGTTCCTCTATACATTTAATTCTTTGTGGCGACGGTAAATCTAGTTCTTGTTGAGTGAATGTAAAAGAAGCTGACGTTCCTGGAGCGAAAGTTTGCCCTAAATTTTCCTCTAAACTAAATACATATTTGTCAGCTCCTCCATATAATAAATTATCATTAGTACTAATAAGCATTGGATGCCATAAAACATCGCTGTCTATTGCTTGCCAACTATTAGTCCAGTTAGCGTTAACAATCCCAGTAGAACTTCCATCCCCGCAAACGTCTAAAAAAGCATCTCTAGCTACTATTAAGTAGTTTTTAAAGATTGCTAGTCCGTTCCCATGTCCTCCTGCCGTAAATCCGGTCATTAAAGCCCACGTAGTGCCATTATTTAATGATTTATATACTTTGCCACCATTATCTAAGGCATAGCACTCTGCGGGCGTTACAGGGTTTCTAACAAACCAGTTTATCTGTCCTACTACAGTAGTAGCAGATTTCTTAACCATTATGTTATTGAGTTTAACAATCCCAGGTATTGAAGAAATATCTAAATTTCTTATATCAGAAAAGCCTACGTGTGGACTCTGTGCTATACCTTGTCTTGGTGCTGAAATTAAAATTGGTTTAATAGCCATATTATTTATTGTCTTCTACATTAGGAATTAATCTTGCTCTATTTGTTTTTATATATTGATGTGTACCTGACTGAGAGCCTGAAGTAGTGATAGCGTCTCCGCCCATAGATGTGGATAGCTGAAAAGAATCGGCGGCTATACCGTTTCTTATAACATAATAAGTTGTGTCTACTAATAAGCCTGTAGGCAAAGCTCCCGAAGTTTCTAATTGGACTGTGTCATCTTCTATCAGTTCGTGTCCGGTAGAAGAAAACACTCCAGGCTCGGCGATAGTAACGGTAAAAGTAATAAATCTAAATCTTGAAAATTGCATATATTTTAGTTAATTGCTAATTAAGAGGGGTTTTGCCCCTCCAATATCAGAAATTAAGATGGGTCTGTACAGGTAATCTTTGCAGCAGTTGTTGCATCACTTCCCATAATAAGCCATTGAGAACCGTCGGACATTATACTGACAGTATCTCCAAGTTCTTCTCCGTCAACTACAAAGTTAATTTGGTCTTCATCTTCGCAAACAACATCTGCGTTGTTTACTGTTAATGTTCCATTTATATTGTCTCCTTCAGCAGAGTCAACTACAAAGTTATTGGTGTCAGAAGCACCATTAATCATAAACCTATAGTTTATCCCTGTATTAGCAACTGCCGGTAATGTGAAAGTAGTACCAACAGCAGATAATAAGAAAGTAGTGCCACTTTCTGAGCTAGTCAATGTTCTTGCGGCAGCTGTATCAAGCAATGCAACTGCGGCAGTAGCATCTCTAAACTTTATAGTTCTGTGAAAAACCATATCGTTATAGACATTCGGGCCGGACATAGCACCAATCATTGCTTCTCCAGTATCACCGTTGGTCAACTGTTTCAACTCATCAACTGACATTGTAACAGCGAACGCAGCACTTACCGTGAAGATAAGTGTTATCGCAACTGTTAGAAATGTTTTTAATTTATACATAGTTGTTTATTAAAGATTTTTAAGTTCCTCTGCAAATCCCTTACTCTCGAATTTTACAGGGTTTTGAATTTTATAAGCCTCTAATAAAGCTTTACGTTCTGGGTTCCTTTTTACTTTTGGAGCTTCTTTTTCGTCTAGCTTTATATCAATAACTTTTTCTTGTTTACTCATTGTTATTTTTTAATTATTAAGTATGGGGGGAGTATGGCACAGATACTCAGCAGTTGGTGGAGAACTGGGCATCCGCACCAAATTCCCCCCACAATTCTTATGCTGTTAAAGTAACATCAACTGTAAGCGCTCGTTTAGGAAACCAAGCTTTGAATCCAATATAACCGAATGTTACGATTTCTTTACCAGTCTTACCTGTTACTTGCTTTTCTTCATACTGAATACTGCGAGGAGCAGCGTAAGTTGAAACGTTCTTAACTCCGAATACCCGGTGTCCATCATTAGTAACAGTTAACGTACCTCCAGCATCAGCACCAGGGTAGGTTGTATCTACAAAAGTACCGGATTGTACTACATAAATATCAATACCCATATATTGAGACATAAAACCGTTTCTTAATGTGGCATCAGCCATATTAAATCCGTTAGCGGCTTGTGCTTGTATAAACCCCGGGATATCGCTTGCTTCGATAACCAAGTAAGTTCCATTAAATATTTCTGAATAACCGGCTACCTTTGAAAGCAAGTTGGATAAAATCTCAATTACATTCGCAGTAGTAGTGAATCCACCTGAAGGAGTTGAATAAGTACCAGTTCCAGCTTCACAAAGAGCATTCAATACGAAACTATCGATAGCTGTTTTGACTCTGTTGTCCTGGTCATCTAATCTATTAGCCATTATATCAAAGGCTAACAAAGTTTCTTCAAAATTGTAAACGTGTTCTGATACAATAAATTCAGTGTTAACAGTTAGTAATTCGTCAGTCAAAGTGTACACAGCAGGTACGTAAGTTCCAACGATAGCTTGAGTTACAACTGTAGATTGTGAAGAATAGGGAGAATCAATATATTTTCCGCCTGTTCTATCAACAACACAGATTTTTTCTGCTACTAAAGCAGCACGTAACAATGTGTCGAGACTTGACAGTCTGTATTTTCGTCTCCACATATAAGTCGTAGTAAAAGTGTTCATTTTAGTTTAAGTTATTAGTTAAACCACCAATCCCTCAAACTCTCCACCTCGTCTAAGTCCTGTTTCTGAATAGTCTGGCTTTTGTTAGTTCTGCGATGCTCTTGTCATCTTCAGGCACTTTATTATTTACCTGTGCATTATCTAACAATTTTTTTCCAGAAGTTTCGTTTGAACCTCGCTTTTGGCTACCTGTGCTGGTAGCTTCTTTTGTTTTACGAAGTTCTGTTCTATTCGATAAGATAGCTTGAACATCTTTGTTTTCTTTTGCTTCTGACGGACTTAATCCAAATTTCTTAGAAATTTCAAGAAAGTCATCTAAATCGTCATCTTCAATTTTGTTTAATGATCTAATATCCTTTATCGAATAGTTTGGCTCTTTATCCTCATCGGACTCATTGCCTGTTTGCTTAGTTTTAGGAGTTTGCTTCTCCACTTTTGGAACATCTTTAGTCTTCAAAGCTTTTTCTGCTTTCTCTGCACGAATCTTTTGATTCTCATATAAAGTTTTAAAGTCTTTTTCTTCTTCTTGTTCCTCGTCATTTTTAGAAGTTTCCTCTTCCTCGGTGTTTAAAGATTCCTCAATCTCTTCTTCATTATCCATAGAATTGATTTAAGGTCTCAAAGCAAGACCAATATTTAATTATTTTGAACTATTTTGTATCATTCTTTTCATCATTTCTTCAAAAGTTTCTGTCTTTTCTCCTGCTATTACTCTTATAGCGTTTAAATATCCCTCAATGTGGTTAAGGATACCAGCCCTAGCACCGAAATTAATGCATTTGTCTTCTTTACGAACGTCTAGACTGACTAAATCTTCAAGCTTAATATCTCCGTGTGTTAAATCTTTCAATCCTCTAATCTCCTGTTTAAGATAGTTAAATCTTAAAATATTTATATCAATCTCTAGCGATATGTCTTCAATCTTTCTATCTTTTGTATTAACTGCATAAATGTCAGTAAGGTTTGTAAAGGTTGAGTTTCCGTCTAGTTCTGGTATGAATACCTTGTAAATAAGGTCTGCTACTTCACCATTAATTGATTCTCTTAAAATTACTTCTTCTTTTTCTGTTAACTCTTGCTGATAGATAAACTTTCTCAAAGCTATCAAGATGTCATCTCTTTCAGCGAATGTGCTTTTAATTAGTTTTAATTCCTTATCGGAATATCGCATTTGTCTTTTTTGTGGTTTATTTTCCACCATAATTTTTATTTAATTTATTAAACCTTACTACTTAAATCTATTTTTTCCATTATTTCTTCTATTGTATATCCGTGCTTATCAGCGAACAACTGTAATTTCTCAATTTGATTCTTTTTAGCCTTCTCGAAGTTATTGTCTACTAACACTCTAGTACTAGCACCTCCATAATGGTAAATAAAGGACTCTCTAGCGACGTATATGTCATAACCTGCGTCTTGTACCCTCTGGCATATATCGAAGTCCTCACCACCGTGTCCATAGCTTTCATCCCAGTTTCCAATCTTGTCTAACACTTTACGAGGGATTATGAAACAAACTCCTATAATACTGAATATATTATCTACGTAGTCGAACTCTGGCTCTGTTCCCCAATCTATACTTTGCTTTGCTCCACTTCCCCAAAATGTAGGGGCTACTAATCCGACGTTTTCTTTCTTATCAAAGCATTTAAGCATTTTGTCCATCCATCCTGGTACTGCTACAACGTCATTGTTTATAAAACAGATATACTCTCCTGTGGCTTGCTCCAACCCTGTGTTTAAAGCTCCAGAATAGCCTTTAGGGGTTTTGTTTTGAATGTACTTTACTTTTAGGCTAGTCACAAATTCTTGCAGTAACTCTTTTAACTTCTCATCTTCACCCTCTTGCACTAGTATCAATTCAAAGTTATGTGTGTATTGTAATATTGAGTTGATACAAACCTCTGTTAAATCTGCCCGACAAAAGCAAGGCACGATTATTGATAATTTTTTCTCCACCATTTATTTTATTTAATAATTAAGTTATTGGTGCTGGTTGTGGTTGCGGTTGTGGTTGTGGTTGTGGTTCATTCTCTGTGTCCATTATTTCCATTTCACTTATAGCATTTGTTTCTGATAATATTTTATTGAATATTAACTTAGCTTTAGGGTCTTGTAACAACATTGGATTAGAGCCGATTGTCTGCAACACAGTTGAAAGAGTAGCCAGCACAGCCTGTTTATCTTTTGATTCACCTGTTACATCTACTTCTAACTCCCACTCAAAGTCTTTTAAGGCTTCTTTCCAGGTCTTATCTTTAATCTCTGATGGTTTAATAAATCGTTGATTACCTAGCTTGTTTAGATTCTCTTGTACAGCGTTACCTGTACTAGCAATAACTTCTTCTTGCATCTCTGGAGTGAATAGGTTGCCGTTCCTGATATCTTCTGGTGTTTTATTAAGTATATCATCTATAACTATCTTGTTAGCTTCTTCTATCGCCTTATAAGGAACAAACATAGAATCAATCTTTTTGATCTGATGTTCTGACAATATCTCTGATATTTCTTCTGTAGTATCAAGCTCTTTCTTTATAGACGGAATAACAAAGTTTCTCATCATCATTTCAATACCTAAGCCTTTATTCTCTTTCATTAACTCAAACAATGAATGTGCTTCTTGCAATTCTGCCTGTGTTTGTCTCCACGCTGTGCCTGATTTAGCTTGGGTTACCATTGATTCGGCTACTCCTCCTATTTCGTTAACTAATTGTTTCCATTGTTGACCATAAGCCTGTAACGAAGTTATATCGTGAGAGTTATTAGCTACGCTTGTCAATGGTTGGTTATCACCGTGTATAAGGATTGCCCCAGTCTCTACCGCACTTAGTACATTTTGTCCTACAAAGTTACCGTCTGATGTCTGAAAGATAAGTTTGCTTGCTAAATCTAATTGGTCTTTTATCGACTTTACGTTATGGTTCATCATCCATTGAGCCTGGAATGAACCCTCTACAGCTCCTATACTGATAGTTCTGCCGTCTTCTTTGATTAAATGGTCTATCTGATAAGGAGATTTTTCTTCTTTCCCTTTGTAAAGAGTGTAGTTGTCATATTCACTTTCGCCCTTATTGGGGTTTTTAATAGCATTGTAAGATATAGCGTGCATTTGCTGTGTATATTCTTCGTCATCATCCTCATCTTTTGTGATTAATGATAGAGGCAATTCTCCGTGTACTTCATAGACTTGGTAGTAATCGTCCTTAGTATCTTTCTTTTGTCCATCCATTGTTTTTCTGGCTTCCTTAGAGTCAATCATCGAGTCAACCATAGCTTTATTATAACCATTTTTTATCTTAGCTCTTAGTTGAGCTTCTGTAAGCCATAAGACCTCTATTACAGCATTGTTATTAAAGTCTACGGGGTCGCATATAAGCCTGTTCCAAGGGATTACTTCACTTATTAACTCTCCGTCTTTTTCAACGTGTTTAGAGACTGCTGAACCATATTTGCATAACTCCCTACCCCAGTTGTTAAGGAATTGTCCGAAGAAACTTTTGCGCATCCAAGTTTGTAATAGTAAAGAAGCACAAAAAGCTAGAACGATGTGTCCTGGCTTAGTTGCTCTAAAGCTTATATTCTTTCTGTCTATGTCTGTGGCTCTGTACCATACATTTAAAACAGCGGTTACTATGTTAAAGAAAGGTTTTTCTCTGCCCATAGAGTCGGTCTCACCGCTCAAATGCTTAGAATTAACATAAGCGTCTACTGTTTCCACCAGTTCTCGTTGATTATAAATTACGTATTTAGAGATTTTAGTGTTTCCTTTCTCGTCATCATCTTCCATATCTCTCACTAAATCTGCTACATAGCTTTTTACTTCAATCATAGTTTTAAATTTATCTCCAAGTAATAGTCCAATCTCCTGCAAAAGCAGCACCATCAGCACTCTGGAATACTAAACCTTTTTTAAAAGAGACATCGAATGTATAGACTCCTTCTGCTTGCGCTGTCTCAAAGTCTGCTATTCTCGTTGCATAAGTTGAAGATGCTAAACCAGTAGATGAAGTAGTCGCTGAATCAAACATTATTACCGCTCCAGCTTGGTCTTCTGTAATAACAACTGAACCTAAAGTCCCTACACCTGTTTTAATTAAACTTGTAGTGGCTACTGCTCCAGTAAGTTGAGTGTAATGGTACTCGCCAGCTCTTGCTACGCTTCCGATGTCCGCTTGCTCAACAGGCTGACAAATAAAAAAGATGGACACCATTATAGCTCCACCTACCAATCCACCAATTATTGATAATAAAGTTTTCATAAGTTATTTATTACTGTTATTTATATAGTTAATCTTATTGATTTCAAATTGGTTTAATTGTTTCTTGACCGACTTCTCCTTGTTTGGGTCTTCATCTAGTGCTTCTTTCCTTAGTTCAAACCAAGCCCTATAAATCAAGGTATCTCCTACGTCAGGGCTCTTGCCTATAGACAGTTTAACTTCTTCTTTAGGTATCAACTGCAACTTTCCTTCGCTATCTATGTCTTTCTGCCTTAGTAAGGCTGATAGTTCTTCGATGATTATCTCCCTATACTCAAGTGTCTTGAACGCTATTCTATGCTCATTAATCAGTTCTGCTAGTTTGACTGCACATTGAGCCTTTAAGTTCTTAAAGCTTGTTTTAGGTACTAAATCGTTCTCTATCTTAGCAAACCTCTCTCTTATCTGGCTTCTAGTTGGCAATGGAGTACTATTCGCCACAAATCCTTTGACTCCTACAAGTCCGTCAACTACTGCTCCTCCGATTCCATCTTCATCAACTATAATCTGTGAATAAGGTATTTTCTCAATGATCGCATAGTCCTTAGCTTTCTGAATTGTTTTTTGTGTGTCTTGCTTTTCAAACTTCTCTATCCGATAAAGCTCAAGCCCATCCCAGAAGCTGAATATAGTGCTATCTTTCCCCAGCCTTGCAACGTCTATCACCATGTACTTCTTGTTTTCTTTTACTATAGAGTTACTGAAAGCATCTGTTAAAGCGTCATAGGTTACTAAACTATTCTGGTCTTCATCATAATCCCAGTTGCCGTCTTTCAATCTCTGTCGCATTACATCATTATTAATCCTTGCAAGTTGTTGCCCGTATTCCTTAGCTGTGTATGGGTTGTCTTTATATAAACTTTGAATGAATACTTTGTTTGGTGGGAGAGTTCCTTTAATCCAAGGAATATAGTATTCTGTTTTTGTCCAATTCTTCTTAGGGTTTCCACTAGATAATAAGTTAGCAATTATGCCTAACTCTTTGTTCAAATGTCTGCCGATTCTGCTCTTTAGCACGTCTTTAGCTAAATAATGTACCTCCCCAGCTTCTTCAATAGCTCCGTCTGAATACTCTGTGCTACCAAATCTTTCATACAATGGGTCTGACGGTAACATCTTCAAGTCTAATAGGTCTATTCTTCCACCGTTCTTAAACTCTATGAAATTATATTGTCCGTTAAGCTTCCATTCTGTCGTTGGTATACCGTGATACTTACAAACCTTTATAAAAGTCATATAGGTTGATTGCATCAATCTTTTCAATTCTTCTCTACCTATAAAAGAACGGTATCCTGGGTATCTGTAAATGTTAATCAATCTGCTTTCGCATATTAACCAACTTTTACCTCCACCCGCTCCACCGCCTATAAATATCTCATCTCTGCT